CAGTACCATAAGAAAGTACCGTTTGTGAAACAACTGACCCAAGGCGTACAACGCTATCTTGACGACCCACGGTCCGGGGGCTGTATACGCTCCATCAGAGGCCGTAAGTGTCGCTTTAATTTGTACGAACCCGATACGTTTGAGATGACCAAGGCTATGCCTTACGACGAAGCTGTGAACGCCTACGGGCCAACCACCAAGCTCAAGCGTGCTTACACCTACAAGGCACTTAATCGTCTAATACAGGCAAGTGCGGCGGATCAGACTAAACAGGCGATGGTAAACATCTGCGAGACGGGCAAGATCCCGCTGCTACAGGTGCATGACGAGTTGGCGTTTTCGGTAACCGATGCCGAGGAGGCCAAAGGGTTAGCCAAGATGATGGAAGAGGCCGTACCGTTAGAAGTACCTAACAAATGTGACATTGACCTCGGGCCTAACTGGGGCGATGCCAAACAAATAAAATGATGATATAATCTCATACATTCTTACATAGGAGAAAGCAATGGACACCAAGAAATGGAAGTCGGTATTAGTACCTACAGACATTTACGACGAGATCGTAGTCATATCGCACGTTGAAGGACGCACGATCAGCGGACAGCTACGAATTATTTTTGACGCATGGAAACGAGAGAACTTAACTGCTAAAGACCAAAAGTTTTTAGAGGGCGAGATGCGCGAGAAAAGACTGCGCGAAGAGCGGATGGATCAGGCAGAACTAGGCACTGGTTAGTGGTACTCTTCTAGAGACTCTGGATAGACCGCGTCACCGGCCCAATGCAGTTCTGACAGGCACGTTAAACAAATGACAGCCTCTATGCTCATCCCTTCTTTCTTTGCCAGAAGTTCAAGCTGACTGTCCATGTAGAACGGCTCACCGCACTTGCTGCACGGACGTGGTGTCACTTCCGAGGTCGCTTCTACGGCCTCTAAACAACCAATCCCGAACGGTATCGATGGGAACATCGTATCTCTCACTTAGCCACTTCACTTTACGCTTCTCTTCGAAGCGTTGCTGCCGGATCTCAGCGACTAGTGCATCCGGCCATTTCGATGGTCTACCCATGTTGGTACTTCCAAGTTAGATTATCAAGCTCTCATTTTATCATATTTTTATGTGATAATCAAGTGCCGCTAAGTTGTTGATTTATATAGGAAAAAATAATTAGTTGACTTTACACATGAAATATGGGATAATGGCTTTGCAGTAAAAGGTATGCCCTTGCTCGGGGCATAATTGTTCTTTAACAATTTGGAGTTACAACTATGAAATTATTTTCATTGAACCGTCCTGCGCGTTCGAACCAATACTGCGGCCCCGCCGTGCTATCGTTTCTTACCGGACAGGACACAAGCGAATGCGCTTCTTGGTTTCGACGTTTTAGTTATCATCGAGGCGCGGTACGCGGGTCTAACGAGCGCAACATGCGCTTAGTGTTAACCAAGCTCGGGATAGATTACGTTCCTCTGGGTTCTTATCCTAAAGGCAAAAGGCCCACGTTGGCCCGATGGCTACGGGAAAACAAAGAGAGACGAACACCGGGCCGCGTTTACTTAATCATCGCGGGCAATCATTGGCAGTTAGTTACGGGCCGACGGTACGCTTGCGGAATGGTTGGCGCAATTGTCTCGATCAAAAACGAGGGGGTGAAACGTCGAGCGCGAGTTTCTTATGTTTGGGAACTGGTGATCCGGGACAAACTTACTATCCCAGAACCCCAGTACAAAAAACCCACTTACAGTAAGGAACGGGCTAAAGTTTATCGATTGCTAAAGAAGTACGGCGAGGCCCACGATCTGACGTGTGAAGACGATCGGTTAGAGTGTTGGAGCAGATATGTAAGCTGTCCCGATTGGATTCATAAAGACCCAACCGATTATCACATAGCTCACGATTGGCAAGAGGCCCTTGGGCTTTTGGAAATGTACATAGATGAGATTGGCACAGCTAACGATATGCGTACACACCCGGACCCAGAAAAAAGTCGATTAACTCAAGTCAGATATTAACTGTTGACTTTACACATAGAATATAAGACTATGGTTTTATTGTTACGGTGGACAAGCGGATGAGTGTCCTTGGTTTTACCTGAACTAGGTCAGGGTTTTTCCTAAACAACCTCCGCAGCTACCACTGCGTTATCCCGCAGGGAAGTAGCCGACTAGCCCACGATACGGGCTACATTAAGAGGAGAACAACTATGAATGATAAACAAGAACACGTTGATGGACTTTACAGAATACTGGACAGAAGAATGTCGGACGAGCGCATCTTTAGAGACGGTGAAGCAACTTACCGTGAGGCCGCTCTTTCTTTTAACAAAAATTTACTGATCGCAGAACAAATCCACAAGGGATACGGCTTACTACCTTCTTTTGACGGCGATGTGTTTTTTGTCGGCAAGCTACCCTCGCCCATGAAGCTAGAGGACAAAGTTTGGGAAGAGCGACATCAAAAGCTTACTGTTCATTGCCTGAAATGCGATGACATTTACTTGGAAACCGATCCTCCTGTGGAGGTGTGTCCAAACTGTGGCAACCCGGATAAACAAAAAACTGTTTACTTTGAAAAGGAACAACTATGACTAGATTAAAACAAAAGAACGTGAACAATAGACGAAAAGGTGCGCTCAAAAGATTGCTCAAGCAGCCCGTCAAAAAGAACCCTGATCAGCGTGCGCTTGTTGATCAGCAAGTAGCCACGCTTCAGTCAAGAATCAGGAGCTAACAACTATGAACTGGAACAGACCTGATCACAATTACGAGATTTCAATTTTAAAAAACATGATAAACATGCTTGAAACTCATACTCAAAAGGAAGAGGCTTTTACTGACAATGACAAACAGTTTGTCTATGAAGCTGCCCGATGGGTTCACACCCGCCCGACCCAATGCTTTGGCTATGATTCAAAAACCAAGTGTGGTCGGCCTACCTTGCGTGATTCAAAGGGGTATCGCCGCAAAAGCTATGATTACACAGGTAGAGTGTGTTACGAGTGCCGCCAAAAAGCTTGGGAAGAAAACCCGCCTTCTCTCTCCAAGAGGGAACAACGAAGCATGGACAGCATCGAAGCTGTGTTTAAAGAACAGCAGAAAGCCATACTTCCAACCAATGAAGAGCAGAAAGTCTTTCGAAAAAAATTCAACACTTTCCTTGCCAAAATTAAAGGGAAGGACCTTATGCTGTTTTATTACGACCAACTCGTTAAGAAATACGCTCCACCTATTAACCAAGAAGAGGAAACAATATGAATATACCCCCTCCCTTAACACCGGAAGAAGAAGAACGCGGCGTACAATTTGCCGCAGAGATGGACACAGTTATTGAAATGATTGTAACCGCCGTCTCTGAGACGCCTGAACTAAGAGAACGAGATCTTAAAATAATGATCTCCTGCTTTCTTTCTATGGCTACTCAGTGGGCGCAAACAATGGGAATGCCCCAAGAATATTGGGAAATTTTATGCAAGACGATGTACGAGCAATACAGCAAGGCCAAAGAAGAGCAACAAACCCATTAACCAAGAAGAGGAAACAATATGACAAAAGTAATATTTAATATGCCTAACCGAAAGCCCGTGGAAAGGGACCTGTCCGCGATCAAAGAAAAGAAAGACATGAAGGATATGCTCAAAGAAGCTTTTCAAGACCTGAAAGACAAAAAGCAAGAGGAGAAAAAACAATGAGTGCAGATGCCAACAATATAACTAATGATGAGATCCGGTCTAAATGCGCTGAGATCTATGCACTAAACCCCGATGAAGGGATCGACGCTTTAAGAAAAGCACTTACCTTGTCCGATCGCGCTAAAATCAGCAAGGTTCTTGTTGATTTCATGGAAAACACGATAGACACCGAAGGGCTTTTGATCAGTCTAGGTGACTTAATTGACACCGCAAGAAAGGAAGGGTACGATTTCAAAAGGTGAGTCTTACCTTTTCTTCTCACCCTATAGTTGTTTTAACTCCAAGAGCGATAGACCCCGGACTAATGTATAATTGGTCCGGGGTTTTTTATTATGGAGACAACAACAATGAAACACGATACAGGACTACTCACTAAAAGCGCACACCTCGCAGAACAAGCCTACAAAGACGAGATTCCCGGCGCGAAGAAATTCGAAAACAAAAGAACAGACACTACATGCTTCTTACTCAAAACCGCCGATGTCGATTACGTCGTCTGGCGCGGAACCGAATCACGGCGCGATTGGCTATACAACCTACTGTTCATACCACGACCCATCCGTGGCGCATGGATACACATGGGCTTCTATCGACACCAACAGGGCGTCTGGAAAGATGTGCGTAAAGAACTGAACCCGGCTAAAAAGACTGTCCAGATCGGCCATTCGCTCGGGGGAGCTTGCGCCGAAATCGCCTGTCACCTGTCCAGAGAATTTAATAACCTGCATCTGGTTTCATGGGGCAAGCCCAACACGTTCAGTAAATTTAAAGCCTGTCGCATGGACCATTTAAAGTCACAGTATTCCATCGTCAACGGTTCTGACATCGTCGCCCGCATACCCCGTGTCGGTTACCGACCCTCAACCGGCAATCATCTGCGCCAGATCTGGTTCGCTAACGACGGCACAGACTTCGTTAACCCTGACACCGAAACCAAGAAAGCCGATTGGAAAGCCTCGGACAGCGTTTCCGACCACATGATGGACAAATACGTGTCCCGGATGGCGGTGTTTTGTAAGAACAATACCGTCGCTGATCCTATTAAGCTGAAACGCCCGGTAATGCCCAAGAAGAAGAAAAAAGGTTAAAACGCTCTTTATATAGGTCTGTGGAAAAATAAATAAAAAAAAATAAAAAAAATCATAAAATCGCCGTAACTGGTGTAGTTTGTGTAACTTACGGGCTAGGAGCCACGGACCACGGGGCTTTCGGCGGTTACGGCAATGATCAGAATGGGTTGCACGAAATACACAAAGTCTTAATTCAAGAATTCCGTTAGGGGGTCAATAGAAATTTTTTGTAAAAAATAAATATATTTTGTACAGACTATATAGAAAGGGCTTTTTAGTTTGTGGCATAATCCGAGGGCATGAAAGATAGATATCTTATACCTGCCTCCGACCGCAATCGTAAACGCGGTAGACCTAAACGCACGATGATAGAACGAGAAGCTCAAAAGCTAACCAAGCGACAAGAGTTGTTTGTTAAGGAATGGGTATCCAAGGACGGCCAGATTACTAAACGGGATGCGGCTATCGCTGCCGGGTATCCTGTCAAATCAGCGCACGCTCGTGCTAATGACCTGACCAATCCCAAACGCAGTCCGCATGTTGTTAAAGCCATACGGGAATATAAAGCCGAACTGGATAAGAAATACGCGGTAGATTACGGGCGGCATATTAAAGATCTTCAACGTATCCGGGACGAAGCTTTGGACAACGGTGCGTACTCAGCAGCGGTTGCAGCAGAGAAAGCCAGAGGCCAAGCGGAAGGCTCCATTTACATTAACAAATCAGAAATCAGGCACGGCTCTATTGATCAAATGGACCGCGCACAGGTTATGAAAGCTCTTGAAGAATTGAAGGCAAGCTATGAGCCAGTTGCTACCTTGGAACGAGTCGATCTCGAAGACGAAACTTCTGAAACGAAAGAGCGAGTCAAGCTTTTGGAAACAACTCAAACGAGCAATACAGAAGAATCGGCCGCAATGGCGTCCAGTTAGACTAGAAAGTTCGGCCTCTCAAGGCATCCCGGATGTTTTGGTTGCGGCGGAAGGCCAGTTCGCGATGTGGGAGTTGAAAGTCACCCACGCTAATGCCGTCCGCATTTCCCCCCATCAAATAGCGTTTGCGGAGAGCCATAAGGAATACCCAGTGTGGTTTCTCGTTTGCTGCGCGAACCCGGAAGGCGAGACGATTAAAGCGTATCATGCCAGTTCCGTGACACAGCTTGCCAAGCTAGGTATCAAATATCCCCCGCAATTAGAAATTACCCCGCCGGATTGGATTCCTTTGTTAGACTTGATTATCACATCTTAATCTCATATCATCGGGTCTCCGATACACAATAAAGAAAGGAGAAGCTTATGCGTGATTTTATTATTCAACGGCCAGATGGCCAGATTAGAGGGGACCATGAACTGCCTGATTTTGTAATGGTACGAGAAGGGGAGAAGGGTATGTACGAACTCGACGATGCGACCCGGCATAACGAGGGGTACGCTCAAAATTATAATGATTCTCAAGGTCATAACGCTGCCACTTTGCAAGCGGCCTTCCATGCCAGTTTTACTGGGAACTGGGGGAAGGTACCACCGGCTAATCAGATTGATTGGATTACCGATCGGATGGGGAAGGAACCGAAACTAAGCGGGGCCGTGCCAGTAATTCGAGGTTTCGACAATTTTGATAGATTGCTTGCCTTTATTAGGTCCGATGCGGGTAACAGCCCCAACCTTGTATTGGTCACGGTATTAGCGACCGCGAGAAATTTAATTCAGGATGAAATAGAGGGACGGTATGCTGACTCGCACCCCAAAAGAAAGGAGAACGAAAATGGGTGAGATGCAGTTGACGATTGAAGAGATCGCAAGAGTAGCTTTGACAACGATGTTTGAACGGATCGGTGACGAACTAGACTTGAGCGATGATGAGTTGATCAAAATTCGTGATTACTTGGACGAGAAACTTAGCCGAGGTGAAGTATGCTGACATGGATTCTAAGTAAGTACGAAAAATCGTTTAAGCGGCAGTCTTCTGTCCGTGCTTATTCGGCCGATTATTATTTTCGGCCGATGGGACGGCGGACGGAGGTCCGTCGGTGTAGCGATCGAGTTTTATACATGGTCCTTTGGGATGTAGAACCGACGATCGAAGCCGTCGCCAGAGCCGCGTATTTATTTCCCTCTCAAATAAAAGAAAGGAGTACCGAATGAAAACCGTAAACAATCAAAGCATGAACGCTTGTCAGAAGTTATTGGCTGAGGCACATAGGCTTCAGATCAATGCCTCAATCATTGAGCGCAGCAAACCTAGCACCCGCAGATATTCGCCAATGGGCAGCACAGCTTCACCTCAAAAAGTTATGTTGATTGACGGAATTAGAATGTCACTTCCACAAGCTCGACAGTATGTCGCAGCAAGGAATAACCGTAACTGCTAAATAACCATTTACTTAATCAAGAACGGAGCAAATTATGAAAACCGTAATTCATGTTAATCAACATAACATCCGGGCGAATGCCAAGGGCGCGGATCTGCCCGTCTTAACCGTAAAGGACTATAAACGCAATCGAAAATGCAACGAAGTCATTTTCAAAGGCGATGCCCGCTTGGTTTATTCCCCGAACAAACCGCTTCCCTGTGGTGCCAAAGTTTGGATTCAAACTAATGATCCGGTCGAAATCGTAGGGGCGTGCCAATGACCGTTGAAATAACCTATCAAGAACCGGGGCGTCCCGAACCAAACCCGGCCAGTTTAGTGGCCCGTGATCTAGGAGGGTAATTTTAGAAATTACTGTACATATAAGATTTACATGTGCATAATGGGGTGTTGCTTAACGGTAACACCCTTTTTTTTTCAATTTGGAGTAATAACTATGATCGATGTAAATCCTAATCAATTCATGCAATTGGATAGCTTTAATGGAAGCTTAACGGCTCTTTTAACACAATTGTCCCATAATCAAAATCGTAAAGCCGATATAGTGCAATCCACTGGCAATATGCAACTCCGCACTAGCACGGCCGGATACCTGCCGCATCATTCCGCCGCCTATAAGGGTGATCAGGAAAATGTGAGCGAAATTATTGTAGAGCAGGATCGCGGTATGCCGACGTTGACTACGGCATTGAATCCAGTTGCTTTTAATCAGTTGGCTCAAAAGGCCGGTATAGCTACTAGAGACGCCCGCCGATTACAGGATGATTATCCAAAGGAATTTGACATTTTGGTAAACGCTATTTTTCAAAAGGAACGTCATAATCGCATGATCCGCACGTATGCCAGTGACAATGATAATTATTTTTTGGGGCGTGCTTTCGTGTCTGACGCTTTTAAAACTTATGATAACTACGATCTTATAAGGGCCGCACTTCCCCCCTTGTTAGATAACACCGAAGCCGATTGGCGGACTGTACGTGCTACGGTGACAGACCAAAAAATGTATATCAGATTGAAGTCTGAAAATTTCACTGGCACGGGCGCGGCCGTCGGCGATGAAATGGCCGCCGGGATCGTGATCTCTAATAGTGAGGTCGGTATGGGTTCGGTCTCTGTCGCGGAACTGGTTTGGACCCTAGTATGCTTAAACGGTATGCAAACTGAGCGGGTGCAACGATCGGCGCATATCCAATCGGCACGCGGGGAGGAATCGTTCGGATTACTGGCCGACGATACCAAGCAAAAGGATAACGAACTCACTAGCTTAAAAATGAGGGACTACGTGGCGGCTTATTCTAGCCGCGAGAATTTCGATAATACCTTGCAGAAATTCCGCGCCGCCGCCGGTGATGTTATACAGGTGGACGGTATCCCCGCAGCTAGGGAAGCTGTTTCGACCCTTGGATCGGTGTTAAACCTGTCAAAATCACAAACTGATAGCGTTCTGGATGGGCTGATTCAAACTGTTAGCCAAGCTGGTTACGCCGGGCAACCTGTAAGCCGCGCCACGTTAGTTAACGCGGTGACGGCCGTCGGAAATAATGTAGATCCTGATCAGGTAGACGACTGGCAGAAATTAGGCGGCAAGGTGTTGGATCTGCCCCGCCGGGACTGGGATCGGGTCGCGGCCGCAGCATAAACCGGAGTTTAAACCGATCGTTACAATTGAAACGGGCCTATTTGGCCCGTTTTTTGCTTCTCTTCCCATATACTTATATATCTCATATACTCCCATATACCTTAATCAATATAGGAGTAAGAACAGTG